TGCATTTATTATTGAGCCAAACTCAATTGAAATCTTTGAGAGCCCTGCTCTTACACTTTCTACAAATGTACCAACCACAGGTGAGATCGAATTGGCACTTTACGGCTACATTGCCGCAGGTGTGACATTCGCAGGCGGACTTCGCCGTTTCAATCTAACCTGATCTAAACCCTAGACCGGCCGCCCCTTGCCCCTAGTCCGGCAGGGGGTTGGCCTCTAAACTGAAAGGAGCAACCAATGGCCGCCACTTATGTAACAATGGCTGAACTTCGCACAAATCTTGGCATTGGTACGCTCTATTCAGATGCAACAGTTGAGGAAGTTTGCCAAAGTGCTCAAGATATAATTGATTCCTACCTTTGGTATAACCAAGCATTGGTTTATTCAACTGCTCTAAACAACAACATTGCAACAATTACAACAACACAGCCCCACGGATTTGTTACCGGCCAAAGCGTAACAATTACTAAATCAGACACAGCAACATTTAATGGCACTTACACAATAACTGGCTACACAGAATTTACTTTTACTTATTCAAGAACAGCCAGCAATCAAATAACACATTTGGTTCGACCTTACGGGCTAGTTAAAGGGCCAAATCACAGCACTGCTTATGCCAGCGTTGCAGCAGTACGCGAAGCCTCAATGATGATTGCAGTGGACATTTGGCAGGCCAGACAGGCCCCGAGCGGTCAAGGCGCAAGCATTGACGGCTTTGCACCTTCACCATTTAAGATGGGCAACACCTTGATTGCCCGCGTGCGTGGCCTTCTTGCCCCATATATGGCCCCAACAGCAATGGTTGGATAATGCCAACAGCAATAACAACCCTGCGAACAACACTTGCAACCACTTTGGCCAATGCTGGTGTTTGGAGCACTTTTGCCTTTCCACCTAGCGCACCAATTGCCAACTCAGTTGTTGTGATGCCTGATGATCCGTATTTGGTGCCAAACAACCAGACCAGATCCAGCATTCAGCCATTTGCACGGTTCAAGATTATGATTCTTGTGCCCCTTCTCGATAACCAAGGGAACCTCAATAGCATTGAAACCTTTGCCGTAGCCGTGTACACCAAACTTGCAGCAGCTGCATACACCCTTAACATTTCAGGATTCAGCGCACCTTCAACCTTAGCCCTTGCAACCGGCGATCTTTTGACAATGGATTGCGCCATTGAAGTATTAACAGATTGGTCATAGAAATGAATTACAAAGTATTGGCAGGCATCGTGGGTGGCAAACCTGCTGGATCAGTTATTACTGAGGCCGACCTAAGCCCACACACCAACATTGATGCACTCATAAAGGGTGGCTCAATCAAACCGATAACCGAAAAACCAAAGAAAGATGAGGCAAGCGAATAATGGCAACAACAACCTTCTTAAATAATACTTTGGTTGTGACGCTTAACTCGGTTGATATAAGCGACCAAGTTACAGCAGCAACAATCAATCAAGCATTTGATGAATTGGAAACCACCACAATGGGAAGTCTTTCACACACTTTCGTTGCTGGTTTGGAATCTAGCACCGTAACGCTGGACTTTTTGAACTCTTATGCATCAGCCGAAGTTGCAGCAACCTTGCAAGCAGCTTATGGCACGACCGTGCCTTTGACAATTAAACCAACCAGCGCAGTAATAAGTGCAACAAATCCTGAGTACCAAACCACAATCTTGGTAAACAACCTCACACCAGTAAATGGTGCAGTTGGCGATCTCAGCACACAATCCATCACTTTCACTTGCAACAGCAAAATTGTTGTGGATGTAACCGCGTAACAACTAACCTGAAGGGCTAGGCAATGGCTAAGTTAAAGATCACACGCACCACCGGTGAGGTTCAAGAGTTTGAGATCACACCAATAATTGAATATGCGTTTGAACAGAATAAAAAGAAAGGCATTCACAAAGCCTTTGCGGATGACCAAATGCAATCTGATGTGTACTGGTTATGTTGGGAAGCCATCCGGCGATCCGGCGAAACCGTGCCCGTGTTTGGTGAGAAGTTTCTGGAAACGCTGAAGGCAGTAGAGGTATTAGATAGCGACCCTTTAGGGGATTGAGTGGCAAAGACTCACTCACCTATTTGGTCGCAAGTCTAAGTGTAGAAACTGGGATTGCTCCCAGTGAGTTCATCGAAATGGATCCGGTGATGCTCAAGATGATGTTACGAGTGCTAGAGGAAAGGGCGAAGGCGATAAAAGATGCAAGCCGCCAATCTCCAAGGACTCAACGCCGCAATTAAAAACATTAGAAAAATCTCACCTGATCTACTTAAAGAAATGAACCGCGAGATCAAAGTTTTAACCAAAGAGATGGTTAGCGATGCCAAAGGATATGCACCGCGCACCGTGCCTGCTGGTTTGAGTCATTGGGCGGATTCCGGCCGCCAATGGTCAGCCTTTGATGGATCTGAAATTGTTAAAGGGATAAAGGTCAGCACTGCCCGTAATAAAATTGGCAAAAATGGCTGGTCATCTCAAGTTAAATTGCTCAACGCATCCGCAGCTGGTGCGATCTATGAAACCGCAGGCCGAAAAAATCCAACGGGTCAGCCGTGGGTAGGGCCAAACGGTGGAGGCGGTAAACGCTACTCACACTCTCGCAACCCAAATGCAGGCAGACAATTTATTGATGCAATCGAAAGAGATTCAGGTTTGACAGTGCGAGGCGAAAAACAAGGCCGAATCATTACCAGAGCATTTGATGAGAATAAGGCCGAGATAGTGCCAGCAGTAACCAGCGCGATATTTAGAGCAACCGAGAAGTTTAACGCACTGCCAAAGGGGGTACGCAATGGCTAGAGGCAATGCTTATGGCATCCCGTTAATTGTTACAGCCAACACCACTGGTGCAAAGAAGGCTGAAAAATCACTTAAAAGTTTAATTAAAAACACCAAGTCATTTGGACTAACTAGCAAACTTAGTATTGGCGCAGCTAGCGTTGCACTTACGGCATTTGCAAAAAAGTCAGTTGCAGCTGCATTAGCCGATGAGAAGGCACAGAAGAGCCTTACTCAAACGCTTAAGAATCTGGGTTTGGCTTACAACAGTGTTGGTGTAAATAATTACATTGACAGCCTACAAAGGGCAACCGGTGTGTCTGAGGATGAATTAAGGCCAGCATTTCAAAAATTACTTTTGGTGCTGGGCGATGTTGGCAAAGCCCAAAGCGCACTTGGCTTGGCAATGGATATTTCAGCGGGCACTGGCAAGGATCTCAACGCGGTATCTATGGCGTTGGCAAAAGGTTACTCAGGCCAAACTACAGCCCTCAGCAGGCTAGGTGCAGGGCTTAGCAAGACCTTATTGGCCTCTGGTGATATGGAAGCAATCACCGCCCAACTATCTAAATTATTTGCAGGCCAAGCACAGGCAGCCGTTAAAACTTATGCAGGTCAAATGGCCATTCTTACAGTTGCAGCCACCGAGGCCAGCGAGATTATTGGGTTTGCACTTGTTGATTCAATGGCTAAGTTAAGTGGTGAACAAGGCGTTAAAGGTTTGGCAATGCAAATGGAAGCCTTGGCATTATCAAATGCAGATGTGCTAGTTGGTTTAAGTGACATTTTGGCCAAGTTTAAGATTATGAAAGATGCAAAGCCAAGCAAAGGATCAATACTTGATTTAATCCCAATTATTGGCCCAAGCCTTACAAATATGTTGCGAGGCAGAGGCGAGCGCATAAGAGAATCAAAAACGGCAAGATCTGAAGCCAACCCATTTGATCGTGGCCTTAACAATCGTGCACTGGAACTTGCTAATAAACTTAACAAAACAAAAAAGGTAACAGTAGATTTAAACAAAAAAATATCGGCAACTGAAAAGTTAAAAGCAATGTTTGACATTGATGCGATCCAGATTGCAGCTGCACTAAAGGGCAATATCAGCGAACTAGACCGCAAGAGCCTTTTGGCTATGCAAGCCTTAAAAACCGAGGACAAGAACGACGATATAACAGCCCTAAAAGAAGTAGAGCAGGCCAAGATCAACGCGGATGCAGCTGATAGATCGCGCAAGATTTCAGCACTTCAGGACACCATAAGTATTAACAAATTAGCCCTTGCAGATGTTGAAAGCACCTTGGCAAAGATAACCAAACTGCCAGTGCCAATTGTCACTTATGCCGGTGGATTATTTGCAGGTACTTCCCTTGCACCAAGTGGCACAAATGCTGGAACGCAAGCACCAATTGCGCCATCAATGCCAGTGATGCCAAGCACAAACGCAGGCGGGGCAACCGCACCTGATTTAACTGGTTACAGCGCAACAGAACTAAAACAAGGTTTATTGGGGCCAACTACCGTAAATATGACATTTAACGCTGG